GCACTACTCTTTACAGTTTTATTGGTGTAGAAAATACTGATTTATGGGGAACAAGCAATAAGTTAAAATCAGTGAATGCGGATTCTGTTGCTACTCAATTAAATGCTGTTCATCACTACGAAGATGCAGATGGGAATTGGGTGGATTTACCAGTATATGGTTCAGGTTTCGGAGTTAATATAACTAGTGTTGGAACTTCAGGCAAAACACCTGTTACCTATCTTGAAAGACTAAGATCAGAAAATGATGCTTTAGCCCAGATAAAAGTGTTTAAACGTTCTATGGTAGATAGAATTAGTACAGAATTTCAAAAACAATTGAGAGCATAATGGCGCAAGCAGTACATTCAGCCGAAAAAGTTGATATCATTAGTATTGAACTAAATTCAGATAGATTCAATAAACCTCTTCTTTTGCTTGGAACAGAAAAGGCCGCTGCATCAATCGTAGCTGAAATTAATATATTCGAATCAATTAATACTCCTTATTTAACGGGAAATATGGTTTTAATCGATGACCACGATATTTATAGATTAGCTGATGTACAAGGTACTGAACGTATAAAAATAGAATTTGCTTTACCTACTAAAGAAAGCCAAGTAATAGAATTAAATTTTGTTTTATTAGATGTCGAAGGTCAGATGAAAAATAATGACACGACTAGTACTCTTATTGTGAATATGATTGAAGATATAGGATACTATAATGAACTTCAACAAATAAGTAAATCTTATCAAGGTAAAGGTGAAAATATATTATCTAATATATTAAAAGACAACTTAAATAGAAATTTAATTAATCGTTCTCTTACAAATTCTCATCAAAAACCGTTTCGATATATTGCTCCCTTTATATCACCTCTTGACGCAGCTAAAAAAGTTTTATCAAACATGACTACTGACACCGGTATGCCATACTTTTTATATTCGTCTATCTTTTCAAAAGATTATAACTTAGTTGATCTCGAAACAATATTGAGTAAAAAGACAGAAGCTTTTAATAAAGGCTCGCCATTTAAATTTAGTCAGATAACATCCTCGACCAGCGATATAGAAACGCAAGCTACGTCAATTACTGCTATGTCAAATTCTAATTTAGAAAATACTTTAAAGCTAGCAAAACGCGGAGCAGTAGGATCTGATTATAATCATATAAATTTAACATCCGGCAAAATTTATCCAACGCATTTAAATGTTGATCAGCAGATTCGTTCTTTGATATCAAACGAAATAATAGATGCTAATTTTAAAAGTGTATTAATAGATAATAAGTTTGTAGCTGATCCTGAAGGAATAGACGAAAGAAGTATTTCTGATTTTAATACAAAAAATAAAATAAGTTTAGGAATACACACTTATCCTAATAGCGAATATAACGCGTTTAAACAACCGGAATTTGATATGTTTACCACACTATTGGAAACCAGAAAAAGTATTTTAAATATGTTAATGAAAAATATATATGAAATATATGTTCCTGGTTTATTATTCTCTGCTAAAAATAGTAAAACCTCTGTTGGAAATAAAATTGAAGTAGAAATTTTAACAAATGACGACCAAGGAAAAGTAGATGATAAAAGATCAGGCGACTTTATGATTTTGACAAAGCGCCATATATTTAATGTACCTGATAGTTTACATAATGTTTCAATGGGTATTAGTAGACTTACTAATCGAAAGGCTAGTAGATGAGTTTTTATGGAGATGAAACAAGATGGTTCGTTGGAACTGTTAAAAAGCATGATCCTGAATCGATTGGAAGATTACAGGTTAGAATACATGGCATTCACGGCCCAGATGTTCCGGATGATGATTTGCCTTATGCTCAAGTTTTGATTCCTACAACCGAAGGCGGAGCTTCAGGTCTTGGCAAGATTACACAATTAAAGCCAACTGCTTCAGTATTTGGTATCTTTCTTGACGGAAAAGAATCTCAGCATCCACTTATATTAGGAAGTTTAAATAAAACAGAATCTCCTTCTACAACTCAAGCAAGTAATGCTGTCGCAAGAGATCAAGCCTATTATGATGCCGATAATATTACAACTGATGCTGTTTATATTCCACCAAAATTAAAAGAAGCATATGGCAAAAATCCTTCTGTACCTCAGAAGCGCAATATTATAATGCAGTTTCTTATTACAAATCAATTTAGCGAAGAAGTGGCTGCAGGTATTATAGGTAATCTTGAAAGAGAAAACTCAGATTTAGATCCAGCATATGTTAATTCAAATGTAAATTCGGTTGGTTTAGCACAGTGGAGTAGTAGCGAAGCAAGAGGAAGAAGACTGAATAAACTGCAGATGTACTCTGCACTAAATAATTTATCATACGAAGATTTCTTTGCACAATTAAGTTTTATAATTCATGAATTAAGAGGAACCGCTAATTCTAGAACAAACGGCGGTGCATACAATACAACCTATAATAAATTATTAGCATGTGATAACTACGAAGGTGGTCAAGACGATTTTAATTCTACTTGGATTTTTATGAATGAATATTTAAAAGTAATTGAAAATAAAGATATTGAAATTGTTGAAAGAGAAAAGAACGCTCGTCTTATATTCTCTCAATGGAAAAATTCAATACAAAATTATAGTGGAAATCAACAATGACAAAGATAAGTCAAGTCGAAACACTTTTAAGTGAAATAAGTAGAAGCATTATTTCTAGTACATTGGGCGATGAAATAAGTAATCTTACTAGACAAAATTCTATTGCAAATTCTTCAAAACTTGGTGTAAACGTAGGCCAAGAAGTTTCTGGATTTTCTTCTCTTATTGCTGCTATTGATGATGTTATTCCAGGTGTCACTGGTTCTGCACCTATTCAAACTTCAGCGGTACTTTCTGTGGCACAGTTATTAAGATCAGGCTCAGGCTTGAATGAATTAAAAAAACAAGTAACTACTGATAAAGCTGATATCGATGCGATTACAGGAAGTACTGCTTCAACACAACCGGCATTTAGAGACGTAGTTATTTCTGCTCCATTCCCAGAAGCGATGGCTAATGCTTTAAAGATTGCAGTTCCAACAGCTGCGGCTGCTACAATATTAAGTGCGGTAAATAAAAATGTATCTACTAATATTCCTCTTGGTATAGCTACATTAGTAAGCTTAAGTTCTATAGATGAAGCTGAAGATCCTGATTATGTTTCTTCTTTAAGTTTTAATCCTGATGATTTATTAAGAAGTATTATTGGTTCAGCAATTGGAAGTTCAACTACAATAGGAAGCTTACTATCTTCTGTGGCTATTTCTAATATTGGTGCAACAAATACAGGATTGAATCTTATCGCAAATGGATTTAAATCTGTTATAGAAAATGCAGTTGAACAACAGTTAAAACCTTCTGAAGGATCTATTCAGAAACTTGCACAAATTGGTGGACAAGTTCAAACTATTAAAAAAGAAGATCTCGTAAAAATTAATACATTTTTAAGTAACAATAATATAGTAGCTGCTCGTAAAATAGTTAGAAAATATTCTGATTTATCTGATGTTCTAATTGAAGAAGAACTAAGAAAAATTAATAATCGAGCTACTAATAATTTGCAAGAACCAGTAGTCACTACACCAATTGAAGTTAAGAATAATACTACTGATTGGAGTGAAACTAATACTTCACCAACTTTAGTAGGAACTGTATTCAATAGAACTTCTTCTATGGAAGAACGCCAAACTATTATTTCGAATATGAATAGAGAATCGACAGAGATTATTATAACCGCAACTAATACTCAGCCTCTTGATTCGCCTTTACCACATCATAAACAATTTGTGGCTGAATATGGCTATGGTATTCCTTATCATTTTCTAGTTACGAGAAAATCTATATGGACATGTAGGCCGTTAGACGTAAAACCCAGAATCGTAAATGATTCTTCTTTAGCTGCTCAACATTATACAAATAGCATTCTAATAGCTTTAGAAGGTGGAGTTGAAAGGGATGGTGGTGCTTTCTATACAAATAAACAACTTGAGAGACTATATAATTGTTTAATTGATATTTTACTAATAAGACCAGGTCTACAGATATTTGGTGTCAATGATATTACAGATTCATTAGGCCATCCTTATTTTGACGTAGTAAATGCGATAGATTTACGTTTAGGAAAGCTTTACAATGGAAATATAAAAAATTATAATCCCTTAAAAGAACCGCCTTTATCTCAAAACGAATTAGTTTCAAGAAGATCTGAAGGAAATTAATATGATTGATGTTTTAAAAAATAACCCAAGTGAAAATACTACACCAGGAAATCATGAAGATAAAGATGGTGTTTTTCCTATTACCGGTTCAGATCATAGCATAAATCTTGAGGCAAGAGGAGGCGGAGAACAATTTAAACTTTTTGTTCCGACTTCTGCAGAAGATTTGCCTATTAATATTTCTAAACCAAATCCATCTACATATCCCAATAATCAAATATCGAAGTCTGAATCTGGTCACGTTATCGAAGTAAACGATACGGCCGAAGGTCAACGAATCTTGATTATGCACAATAATGGAGGTGGGATAGAATTAAGAGCAGATGGTTCTGTGCTTGTATCGGCAATAGAACAAAAAGTTGAATTAATTGGTGCAGAACATCATGTAGTCGTAGAAAACGATGGCACTATGATATACAAAGGCAACTTAGATCTTAAAGTTGCTGGTGATTTGAATATTGATTGTTTGAATTATAATCTAAATGTAAGAGGTAATAAGACCGAAACTATTACTGGTTCTTCAAGAACTGATATTGGCGAATCAAAAGGTGAAAATATTAGTGGATCTATGTCTACTATTGTTGGAGAGCAAGTCACTGATACTTTCTTAGGTGGGCATTCTCATAATATCAAAGGCACTCATTCGATGAATATTGAAGGAGCTGCTAATTATTTCTCTAGCGATGTGATGCATATGACATCAGATACAAGAATGGCTATATCAACTCCTGATATGAATTTATTTGCAACCGATCTTGCAGTAACTGGTGAACAGGGTGTTATTGGTAGTACAGGAATATCATTTAGTGGTAATGGTGCTGTATTCGAATCAGGTATAACTGCACCTACATTTCATGGTGATCTAGATGGTAATGCTGCTAATACGTATGCTCAGGCATATGCTTCGACTGCTACATCTGGAGGAGGTTCTATTACGAATACAGCAACACCTGCTATTACAAAACCGACTGCTTCTATTATATCGAACTATTTAGAAAATTCGGTATATGCTGTTAAGAAAGTAAAGATTGATGTAGGCAACTTTATTAAAAACTTTATGAATCGTTCTGTTGATTATGGCGGAGCATCTAAAACAAAAATAGACGTAAACAAAGCAAGATCTAAATTAAGAGATCCTGCGAATAGAAATAATACACAATTAGTTGGCCAACTTGTTAAAGAAGGTGTTATTGATCCATTATGGAATAGTCCTACACCAATTAAAATAGGTCGTATGGTTAAATCAGATCCAACACCTCAAATATCTTTTGGTAACGACGTAACGAATCCTGCAGCAGTATATGTTCCTACTTCTATACAAGCAAAAATATATCCTGGTGATAAATTTAATCCTTACAAAATGAAAGATATTACATCCAAAACGCTTATTGGTCCAGGCATTTCTATAGGCAAGTTTCTTGGATCAGATGATCCTACTAATTTAAACTTTATTAGGGATATTTCAGTTAAAAAAGAAATAGCTAAATATCTTGGTATTCATGCTTTGATTATAAAAAATATTAATACGAATAATAATAAGTTTAAAAATGTAAGTGCAAAAATATCTGAAAGCATTTATAGACCAGGTCCCGAAGAAACTATTACGCCAGATAGTATCAATGATTTAAAACTTAAAGGACGGGCAGTAGTATACGATATAGTTGGCAATACAGGTAAAAGTAATTTAAATTCTTTATTTGAACTTGCTGTATGGTGGAAAGATATTATTAACTATGAAAAACTTATTTTGGATTATGATACTATCGAAGGCGATTTAAAAGGAAGACTTATTATTATATTGCCAGAAATAGATGATAATTATGAAGCAACATTCAATAGAGATATTGAAACTCATTTTAATGGTAATGTTTTTTCGAGTGGTGAATTTGTAGAAATACTTAAAGTTGAACCTAAAGCAGACGATTTATTAGGTGATCCAGATTATGAAATTCCATTAGTACCAAATAACGGAAAAGTTAAATTCTTAAATCCGAATCCTGCAAATTTACCAAGACAAAATATCATTGATGCTCTTGAAGCTGCTATTACTACTTTAGGAGAAGGATATAGTTTAGTAGTAACATATAACGGTGGAAGATCAGCAAGAGATGCCGGTACTCAAAACCATCCGCTAGGTTATGCTGCAGATTTCTATATTGATTTTAAAGGCAAAAGATTGTATCCAAATTATAATCGAGAAATATATGATATTCTTATTGAAACTCTTGTAAGAAACGCTAATGATAAGGGCGTAAGACCTGGCATTGGTGGATATGAAAGCTTTATACATTATGACGAAAGCCCATGGAGACAAGGAAAACCAGGTCGTGCAGGCGTATGGAGATCTGGATTTAACGTAAAAATTTGATATAAATAAAACAAAAAGATAGAGCAATGGCTACAACTAAAGTATTTTCAACGCAAGATGGAACGGTTTCTGAGATCACGAGTATTGTATCTCGTAAGGTAGAATACCGTGATATCGATTTATCTTTTGCTAAAAAAACAAATGGTGAATTGTTTATTAAAAAAGATGCCGCAGCTGTTATTCAGGCCGTAAAGAATCTTATACAAACAAATCATTTTGAAAAACCATTTGAACCATTTTATGGTGGCAATGTTAGAGCACTATTGTTTGAATTAGCAGATGATGATGTCGAGATTGAAATAGAAGAAGCTATTGCTCAAACAATAAATGAATATGAACCAAGAGCTAAAGTCTTAAATATCTTTGTTAATTCGAATCCAGATATGAACGACATAAGAGTTACTTTAGAATTTCAGATATTAAATACCGAAGAAGTTGTAGAATTTACAACTGCATTATCGAGGCTAAGATAAAATGGCAACTACTATACAATCATCGGCACTAGATTTTAATAATATTAAGAGTAATCTTAAGACGTATCTAGCGAATAAAGAAGAATTTAAAGATTATAATTTTGAAGCGTCAGGCCTTTCAAACATTCTTGATGTTTTGGCTTATAATACACATCTGAATGCATTGACCGCTAACTTTGCTTTAAATGAATCTTATTTAGGTACTGCTCAATTAAGAAGTTCTATGGTTTCTCTTGCAGAAGGTATCGGTTATGTACCTGACACTCGGACATCATCTCAGGCTCTTGTAAGATTATTCTTTAATACATCAACAACGCCAAGAGATACAAAGATAACATTACCTGCTTACACTTCGTTTACTACTTCTGTTGATGACGTAAACTATACATTTTCTACTATTTCTGATTTTATTGCAGATGATAACGG